CCTGTATATTTTCATCAAATTTTCTTTGTAATGCTTGAAGTTCTTGCTTTAATTCTTCGTCTGTTTTTCGTGCCATAATTTTAAATGTTTTTTTAAGTGTAACAGTATTAAGCTAAATTATCTATACAATAATACCAAGTAACTATTACTCGTTTTTTACCTGATATTACTGGTGTTGAACAATGTGTAAAGCACCAATTTGACGGAAAAAATAATCCACGACCCGCTTTTGGTTTAAAATTTTGTTTTGGTAACATTTTAAATTTTGTCGCACCACCTTCAAAATCATCTTTTAAATATAAAACAAGAGATATTTGACGATGATAAAACTCACTTTTAGGATTAGTACAGGCATCAAAATGCCAATCATATTTTTGTTCTGATGTATATTCCAAAACTTGTAATGACTCTCTATAAGAGCTTGTTTCATAACCTCCAATTACAGGATATTTATCTAACACAATGTCATGTTTTAAAAGTTTATTTCTATACACCAATAATGCAGAATTAATTTTTTCATGCAGTAAAACTGTTGCTGCAACGTGTTCTTCTAAAAATGTTCCAGTACTGGTACGAATACTAGAGTCTTCTCTAGCAGTTCCATTTGTATTAAAAACAGTATTTGGTACAAAATCTAAAGTATCAATATAGTTATTAATTATATTTAATTCGCTGGCACTTAAAACTGGTAAATTCTGAATAAATTGCTTCAATTAATATTTTGTTTTACCTAATGTAACAGCAGCGTCTTGAGCAGTAAAGTCTTCTGTTGTCCAAATAGAAGTAGTGCCATCTTCTTTTTTATAAGATTTTATAATTTCAAGATGTTCTACATTTCTTTTTATATCATCTTTCTGTTCATCTGTTAAAGAAGATAGAGCAGCAAGTTCATTAATAAGAGTTACACTATCACCAGCACTTGTAAAAATTTTTGCAATTTCTTCTGCGGTACGTTCAGTCATAATAATTTAAATTTGTTTTAAGTTTAGCCAGATTCTAGGGCTGTGACTCTAGCTTCTAATTCTTTAAATGCAGCAACAAGCATCGGAGTAAATTTAGCATAATCAACACTTTGGTAATCTGGTTCAGTAACACTCGAATCGTCATATTTTGTCCTAGTGCCATCTTTTACACCTGTTACTAAATCATCAAAATGACCTGTTTCTTGAACTTCGTGTGCGATAAAACCAGTTACAAATTTACTTGTGTTATTTTTCCATTTAAAATCTACTGGATTTAATGTTTTTAATTTTGTTGTTGCATCAGTTATAGAACTTATATCTTGCTTTAACCTATAATCTGAACCTGTACTAAAAGATGTAGAACTACCATTAGTACTTATACCTCCAACAGCACTACCATTGTATTGAATTTCCAATATATTTCCAGTGCCAGCAGAAGCTAACCTATTAACAAATATTGCTGTTCCATAACCACTACTACTTTTAACAATGGTTATTGCTTCAAATCCACTACCGCTTCGATATGCAGACCAGCCAGCAGTACTTAATGTTCCAGCAGAGGCAGCAGAATCATGAAAGTTTACAGCTTCTAGTGTTGAAACATCTATTGTTGAAGGTAATCTTGCATTAGCTAAAGTACCTGATGAAATTAAACTTGCGTTATTGTTAACTGATCCCGTAGGTCCAGTCGGTCCAGCAGGGCCTGTGGCTCCAGTTTCTCCTTGAATACCTTGAATACCTTGAGGTCCTTGAGGCCCTTGGGGTCCAGTTGGTCCAGTTGGTCCAGTTGGTCCAGTTGGTCCGCCACTAGCAGCCTCAAAACTGGCTTCTCCGTTTGAATCAACAGTTAAAACATGGCCTTGAGTAGGTGTTCCACCATTGTCCTTCAAAACAACATCAATACCTGGTACTCTTAGCTTAGTAACAGAGGTATTTCCTAATGTGATCTCGTTAGATACGTCTACTGCACTAGGTACAGCGTTATTTCCCAAACAAGTATTATTTGATCCAGTGGTTAGTGTATTCCCAGCATACTGTCCTACACAGGTGTTTGTACTTCCAGAAGTTATATTATCTGCTGCTTGATAACCTATACCAATATTAAACTCACCAGATGTAAGTGATTCAAAAGCATTTCTTCCAATTCCCACGTTGTAACTTGCAGTTGTTGCAGAATACGCAATTTGATAACCTAAAAAACTATTACTTTGACCAGTAGTCAATCCATGACCAGAAGTTGCACCTGCAATAGTATTAAAATTAGCAGTTGTTATTGATTTTCCAGCATCTTTACCTAAAAGGACATTGCTGCCGGCTGTTGTCATTGATTGTCCAGCTAAATATCCTACTACTGTGTTTTTATCCCCAGAAGTAAGATTTTCGCCAGCGGACCTACCTATTAAAACTTGATTGCTACCAGACTGATTAACATATCCTGCTCTGTATCCAATAGCTATAACATCATTTATTGCTGTAGCACCAGCAGATCCACCAGTACTAGCCTGATGTCCAATCATTACATTTCTACTACCTGTTACGTTATATCCAGCCTGATCTCCCATAGCCATATTCTGCGTACCAGTTTCGTTTTCATATAACGCACTTGATCCAATGGCGACATTGTATGAAGCTGTAGTTGTTGAATATAAAGCCTTTTGACCGAGGGCAATATTGTAATCTCCCGTAGTGATTGCTGTTCCTGCTTCATACCCAAATAGGGTATTAGCAAAAGCACTTGTGCCAGAAAATGAATCTCCTGCATCAGTACCACCTACTGTATTTTGTTGTGCGTCTGAATCTAAACCACTTCCAGCAGGACCCGTAGGGCCAGTTGGACCTGTATTTCCAGTGGGGCCAGTAGGACCTGTAGGACCTGTAGCACCATCACTCCCATCACTCCCAGCAGGACCTTGCGGTCCCGTCGGACCTGTCGGACCAGTTGGACCAGTAGGGCCTGTAGGACCAGCAGTCCCACTACCTGATATTTCAGCTACAGTACCATCATCTTTTTTTGTAAATAATTTACCATTATCAGTTCTTATCGCTACTTCACCTGTGACTAAATCACTAGCACTTGGATCGCTACCAGAACCTCTTTTAAGTCGAATTTCATTAGCCATTGGCTTTTACCTCCTAATAGCTTGATTCAATAAGTTCCACCATCTATGTTAAAACCAGACGTTGCACCGTCTTCTAAAAATGTGACCAGATCGCTTAAAGCTACTTGCTTCATCGTACCAGCATCATTAGTTACAAAACGATCTCCTGTCGCAAGAGTGGTTGATGTTGCAGATGTAGTTCCATCACAAGCTGCATTTATTTCTGTTGCTGTTGCTGTGACTCCGTCTAAAATATT